CAATGACCTTTCAGCTACCAATGCCCAGAACATTATCAGTGCAGGTGGTTCGGGTGCTGACAATACGTCTATTTGGCTGGTTAACTGGGGCGAAAACAAAGTATTTGGTGTTTTCCCTAAAGGCTCACAGGCCGGCTTAAGCCATGAAGACCTAGGTTTAGGTGATGCATTTGACGCAAGCGATAACCGTTTCAGGGCGTATATGGATGAATGGAAGTGGAAGAACGGCCTAGTTGTTAAAGACTGGCGCGAAGTGGTTCGCATTCCTAACATTGATGTATCTGATCTGGTTGCTAAGGCCACTACTCAGGCCACTACTGCGGCTACAGCAATTCATAAGTTAATGGCACGAGCTATTGATCATCTACCTAACGGCCCAGGGGATAAGCCAGCATTTTATGTTAACCGTACTGTTGCATCACATCTGCGCGTAATGGCGATGGATGTTAGCACTGGTGCTGTGACAATTGAGCCTGCGATCAATCAATTCGGCATGACTATTCAAGAGCTGCGCTTTTTGGGTATTCCTGTGCGCTTGGTTGATCGTATCATCAACGCTGAAGCCGTGGTTTCTTAAGGAGAATACTATGTACTTAGATTCACAATTACAACTATCTGACGCTCAGGCGTTAACGGCAACAGCGATTAGTACCAATGTTGCACCTTTTAATGAGTCAATGGGTATTGGTGAGCCTTTAGGGGTTGTCTTTACTGTTGATGTGGCGGCTGACTTCACGACTGGCGATGAGACTTATTCATTCGCTATCGAGACTGATACCGTAGCTGCTTTATCATCTGCGACTATTATCTCAACTAAGGCTGTCGTAGCCGGTACTTTGGTAGCGGGTTATAAGTTTGTGATGCCAATCGATCATACAGATATGGAAGGCTTTATCGGCGTTCGATATACGTTAGCAGGCACTACGCCAACGCTGACAGTATCAGCTAATATCCTGCCATTAAGCATGATTGATGCCTCCGTAGACTATGCAGATGGCTTCACTATCTCTTAATCACTAACTGCCCCTTGCTGGTTCAGGAGGGGCGCATTTGAGGATTTATTATGAAAGTTCGAGTCAAGCCCGGTAAAACTGGTTTCATATACGGTATTTTACGCAAAGAAAATCAGGAATTTAATTTGATGCCTGTTAAACATTCGGTTGATGTAGACAAAAATGGCGACCCTGTTGTTATTACTGAAGAGCAGCAATTTAGTAACGAATGGATGACTAAGGTAGAGAAGTCAAAATCCAAGCCAGGGCCAAAACCAAAGAGCGAAAAACAAAAAGATTCAGAGTAATTATGTTCGGCTGAACTAACTTTAAGGCGGGGCCATGAGTTTAGACACATACGCTAATTTAAAGAATGAAATCATCGAATGGTCACACAGGGATGATCTTGATCTAAAAATAGATACCTTTATTGACATGGCCGAGTCTAAGATGCTGGCTAATGAGGATGAGCCGTTAAAACTCAGATCATCAGAGACTTTAACGGCTTTCGCCACTAATACCACTGATCGGTTTGCAGCGCTACCTACTGGTTATCAGTCATCAAGAAAGCTAAGGATTCAGATTGTTGATGGAGAATCTTATGAATTGTTTTATAGGACTCCAGGACAGTTAAATATTAAAAGCTCTACGGGTATGCCTCGATTCTTCACTATCACAGATCAGATAGAGTTCGATCGCGTGTCGGATCAGGTTTATGCAGGTGAGATTCAGTATTTTCAGGACTTTACTCCCTTATCTGCATCTAATACCACTAATTCAGTATTAACTAATCATCCTAATATTTATCTATTTGGTGCTTTGTGGGCATTAAGAAGCTTCACTGAAGAGCCACAGATGGCAGCGGATAATTATCAGAAGTTCATATTAGCCATTAGGGGAGCGAACAAGAAGGATTGGTTGGGTAGGTATGGGCCTGCCCCTGTTGTGCGCGTAGAAGGCGCTACACCCTAATGGAATCAGCATTTAAAACCGTCCCTATTAACATAGCTGGGCCGTCTTATCAGGACAGGTCAAGACCTTTGACATCTCAGGAAACAAGAAACCTTTATCATGAGAGAGTGGAATCTGGAAAAGAAAACTACGTTATCAAGTCATTTCCTGGGCAAACTAATTTAGGATCGACTACAGCGGGCACTGACAGAGGTATGCACCAAATGTCAGAGATAGCCTACAGGGTTATCGATAATACGCTGTATGAGGTTTCAAGCACTGGCACACACACGTCAAGGGGCACAATATCCGGCACTGATAGATGTATATTTGCTGATGATGGCGTAAATATGTTCATTGTTGCTAATGGCATAGTTAGTCAATACAGCGCAACAACTAACCTTGTTACAGTGGTCACTGATGCGAGTATCGTTGGCGCTCAGTCAGTTGCATTCATAAATAATCAATTCGCTTACACATTTCCACTATTAACAGTGTTTAGTGATGTTGGCGACGGTTCAAGCGCCTCAAGTCTTAACGCTGTAGGGGAAGAATCAGACCCAGACGAATTAGTAAGAGATTACGCTTTTGATCAGATCCTATACCGATTTGGTAAGCGCTCTTGTGCTAACTGGTTTAACTCAGGCGTAGGGATACCGCCATTTGACAGACTTGAAGGCCAGATAATGAATATTGGCCTTGTTGCCAAACATTCGGTTGATAACTCAAGGGACTTTGTTTACTGGCTAGGAACTGATTTACAGGTTTATAGGGCTAGGGGCGGGCAAGAGCAAGTTATCAGCACAGCAGCGATCTCAGGCGATATACAGAGCTATACGACGGTAAGCGACGCATTCGGAGAAATTATCACGGTTGATAATAAGACAATTTATGTTTTGACGTTCCCAACCGAGCAAAAGACATGGTGTGTAATCGAGGAATTAGGGCTAAATGGCTGGTTTGAGCTATCTGAAGGTATAGAGGATGACAGCTTTAACGCTGGTTCTATGCTGAGCGCTTACAATGAAACACTGGTAGGCGATAGGAGTAATGGAAAGTTAAATAAATTAGACTTTAGTGCTTACGATATAGCGGGCGATGCATGGCGTAGACGTAGAGTCATGGGGTCTATAAATGGTGATGCATTAGGGCAGAAAGGCCACAGGATACAAATGTCACGCATGGAATTTATACTTGAAACCGGCGTTGGATTGGTAAGCGGGCAAGGTCAAGACCCCTCAATAATGCTAGAGGCCTCCTATGATGGCGGTAGAACATGGAGTACAGGTACATGGTTGAAGATAGGCCGAATGGGTCAGTTTGATATCAGGGCGGAGTGGTTCAATATGAAAAGCTTTTATGATTGCATGGTTAGATTAACAACTTCTGATCCAGTGGCTTTTAATATCTACTCAGCAGCAATTGACATAAGGCTGGCTGGGCGATGAGTACCTTAGTCAATCCACCACCACAGTTAAGAATACCGGATAAGTTTTTTAATGATCCAGATATAAGGTCGTACTTTGAAAGGCAGAATACTATTCTGTTTCAATTGTGGCAAAGAACCGGCGGATCATTTGACGCGGTAGCTGGGAAGCAGATAGTTACATTAGCGAATAATGATTTAATTCTCGACTCTGATGCTTATGGTTCGTTAATTGTTGTTGATGCGTCTGATAATACGGTTCAAATCACGCTCCCTGCAATATCTGCTGATACATCAGGGGAATCGGTCGATATCGCGGTGATAGATGCCACAAACGATGTAACTGTTGCTACTGCTGGCTCAGAGACTGTGCTGGGTGATACTAGTGTATTGCTCACCCAACAATATATGTCGATACAATTTACTGTTATCAGTACAACCGCTTGGATAGGCACATGAGCTTAATACTACTCCCATTAAACGCAGCAAAAGATGCTGTATTAGTTGATATAAACAATCAGCCACTAACTATCGATGATTCCACACCAATCGAAGTTAATGTCCAGCAGCCAGTAGCTGTTTCTTATACTTCCGCTGATTTTTATACAGAGGTTGTTAAGGGAAATATTACTGGTCATTCAATTGTCCATAAATTTGGACGCAATGATGCTGTTGCAAGCGGGGCATGGGAGCGAGTCGCCTTGTTAAGCGTGCCTGCATTCCATCTATCTGCGGCAACAACCGTCAGAATTAAGGCCGGCGGGAACGCGAATGATACAGCAGCGGGAACAGGTGCAAGAGAGGTGACAGTAGAAGGGCTTGACGCATCTGGCAATGAAGTATCCGAGACAATCGCCACCAATGGCATAGCGGCAAGCGCATCAACAACAACCTCTTTTCTAAGGGATTTTAGGGCTTATGTATCAGCGGTCGGTACGTACTCAACAACACCAACAACGGGAACCAACCAGGGCGCTATTGTCATAGAGAATACAGCGGGAACACAGGATTTAATCTCTATCGCTCAGTATGAGGGTCAATCTCAGTATTGCGGCTATACGATTCCAGCAGGTAAGACAGGTTATCTATTGAGCGCACTAATTACGGTAGATTCAAATAAGACAGCCGACGCTAAGATTGTTACCAGGGCAGGGATAACAGACACGGTAGCGCCTTTTAGCTCATTAAGAATCAGAAATTATTGGGACGGGTTATCTGGTGCGCTTGGATTTTCTCCGAAATCCCCGGTAGGGCCATTTCCTGCACTGACTGATATATGGGTAGAGGCCCAGGGTTCTGGGGCAGTCGCAGAGGTTTCTGCTGATATGGAAATATTGCTTGTGGATGACGCATAATGCACGTAACAGAAACAACCAACAAGAAAGACATAAGGAAAGTGCTTTGTCATCCTGACATCTATGATGTGATAAACGGGGACGGAAGCCCAGATATAGCTGAATTTGAAGTGCCTATCAATGAAGATATTGAATATATTGCAGGATATGAGAAAGATGACATTATTGGCCTAATGATCTATCATACAATTAATGATTTTGTTGAATGTCATATTCAAGTATTGCCAGAGTACAGACAGGAGTATGCAAAAGAATTCGCGCGAATAGCGTTACAGGTTGATAAATACAGAGCCCGCGATCTTTATGCAGAAATACCAGAAATATATAAAAATGTTATCGATTTTGCAGAGAGCTTTGGGTTTGTTAGGGTAAAAACAATTAAAGATGAATATATTAAGAACGGACTAAAATACGATGTACACAGATATAGGCTAAAAAATGGTTGAATTGACCCAAAAAAGATTAAAAGACGTCTTAGACTATAATAAAAATACCGGAATCTTTATAAGAAAAATAGCCAGCTCTAATAGATGTAAGGTTGGCGATATAGTTGGGTCGTTAAATACAGATGGATACTTAACCGTACATATAGATGGAAAGTCCTATTCTCTGCATAGACTGGCATTTCTATACATGACTGGATTTTTTCCTGAAAACAATGTAGATCACATTAATAGGAACAGGGCTGATAATACGTGGGAAAACCTAAGGAGCGCCAGTTATATTGAGAATAATCACAATAGATGTGATAACACTGAGTTGGTTGGAGTTAGATTTGAGAAACGCAGGAACAAATGGGCAGCAACGACAAGCCAGATAGACGGAGTAAAGCAGAGACGTCTTGGTACATTTAAGTATTTTATTCAAGCTATGTCTGCAAGATTTGAATGGGAATCGATGAATAAATTTGTTGTTTTTGGTAAAATATAGAAAGTTGTGTGAATCCTTCTTATATTCGGGAGAAGGAAAAACGCCATTATCCACGCCGAAATACCGGAATGCTATCCAAATGTCATTAGCTTTGCTAAAGAGTTTGGGTTTGAAGAGTCCGGGATCATCAAAAACGACTACATCAAGAATGGTGTAGGGCATGATGTTATTAAGATGAGGTTAATATAATGGGGTTTGTCAGAAAATTAACAGGTAGCGGGGTAGCAAGTGCAGCCCAACAGGGCGGACAGTTACAAGCTGATTCCGCACGAGAATCAAGTGCACTGTTTGAGCCCTTCAGGCAACTAGGTATAGGGGGAATAGAACAAGCTGGATTCTTGACAGACCCTCAAGCACAATTTGATTTTCTTCAAAGTAATCCTTTATTTGATCTAGCATTAGATAATGCCAATACACAGACTAAAAACATGGCTGCTGCACGAGGCAGGCTAAGTGCTGGTGATACATTACAGCAATTGAGTAATAATGTTCTATTATCTGCACAACCCCTAATATCAAGCCAGAAAAACAGCATAGCAGACCTGCTTAATATAGGCTCTTCCACGGCTAAGGCTCAAGGCGGATTGGTTACAGATTCGGCGGCGGCTATTGCCGCGGGCAAGTTAGGTGGGGCAAGCGCAGAGCAGCAGGGCACTGCTAATTTATTAAATGCTGGTGTGAATGCAGGAGGCGCTCTAGCTTTCCTTTCAGATAAGCGGCTAAAAGAAAATATTAAGAAAATAGGCGAAGAAAAAGGACATAATATCTATTCATGGACATGGAATAAACTGGCTAACTCACTAGGCATGTTTGGTGATAGTTTCGGGGTAATTGCACAAGAAATTTTAGATAAATATCCAAGTGCGGTAATAAGTGAAAATGGCTACCTAAAAGTTAATTATTCTATGATAGGTGTTAATCATGGCGGTTAAACCAGAAATAGGGCTTCAGGGCAGAGTCACAGACATAGGGCAGACTTTTAGTAATGCACTGATGAATGTCCAGCGTATAAGTAATCTCGTTCAACAGAGCAAAGAGCGGCCTTTTAGAAATAGATTATTAGAAGCTCAAGCCCAAACAGCAGAGGCTAATATCCCAACGCAAGAGTCACTTGAGAATGCAAGACAATCAGAAATAATCAAGTCTTTGGGTATTGGTGCACAGCAAATTATCCCTGATCTTCAGGCAGGTCGAACAGACCAAGTAGTAGCTAAGTTGGAGAGACGTAGGAATGATCTTATTAATTCTGGTTTGCCTACTGATGAGACAGATGAAGCTATTCAATTAGCCCAAACTAACCCCGCTGAACTATTAACACGCTCACAACAGGCGGTAGACTTGGCCAAGAGAATCGATACAACAGGGGTTAGTCTTGGCGAAAGAGAATTTAGCTCACTAACTGCAAACCTATCTCCAGAGGAGGCAGAAAGAGCCAGAAGAGTTAAATTAGGGCTTGATCCTAGGGCTACTGGTTCGGCAAGTCAAACTATACTAAGGGAAGGCACTGCCGAGCAGATAGGCGATGTTGAGGCAACTATCGGCGAGAAGAAAAAACTAGGCGAAGAGACCGGAGCATCTACAGCTAAACTTAAATTTAAGCCTCAAATAGAGAAAGCGGTTATAAAAGCCAGAACAGCGGCTAAGAGAAAAGGCGAAGCGCTAAGTGAGCTGAACCAAGCAAGAGCGGCTCTACCTGGCCTGACTAATGCTGTTGATCAGCTAAGAGAATTATCAACAATAGCCACTAGCACAATAGGCGGGAAGATATTTGATTCTGCTGTTAAACAAACAGGATTCGGAGCCACTAAGGGGGCTACGGCAAGAGCTAAGTTTATAGCAATCGTTAATAACCAAGTTCTTCCATTATTAAAGCCTACATTCGGCGCTGCTTTCACTGTTCAAGAAGGTGAGGCACTTAAGGCAACAATGGGCGATCCAGACGCAAGCCCAGAAGAAAAGATGGTTCAATTAGATGCGTTTATTAATCAGAAAATGCGCGATATTGAGACAAAACAATCTGAGTTAGGCCAAACAACTCAGGCAGAAAGACAGCCAAAATTCCTGGGGTTTGAGTAATGCCAATAGCAAGGTTTGAAATGCCAGATGGAAGAATAGCGAGATTTGAGGTTCCCGATGGCACTACGCCAGAACAGGCGCAAGCTCAAATACAATCTATGGTGCGAGGCGGCCAATTTAATGAGCCTCAACAGGCTGATCAGCTCGTTCCAAGTGAAACACAACAGCAAGAAGAGCCTACGCCAGCTATGTTAGATCAATTAAGACAGGCCATTTTAGACGCTCCCGGTGGATCAGAATTGGCTGAATTTGGCGCGGCCGTGAATCGGGGTGCTGCTAATCTTGTCGATTTCTTCACAACCAAGCCAGCTAGGGCAGTTCAGCAGATAGCAGGGGTTCCACAAGAAGAAAGAATACCCACAGTAGCTGAGACCTTTGAAGGCGCGATAAAGGGTGAATTTGTAGAGCCGGGATTAAAAAGAGATATATTAAGAGCAAGTGGTGAGTTAGTGGCTCCTGGCGCTGTTGGTGGCCAAGCATTAAGAACAGCGGCCAAGGCCGTTCCAGCAGTTCAAGCAGGCGCACAAACACTAGGACAGAGGGTTACAGGGCAGTTAGGTGCAACAGCACCGGCTCAGGACGTAACAGGGGCGGCTCTGTCTGGTGCTGGCTTGGTTGCAGGTGGTGAGGCTGGCGAAGCTGCTGATGTTGCATTAGGCGGAACTGGCGAGACTGGAAAAGCTATTGGCCAATTAGCTGGCGGCATATTAGTCCCTGTGTCTGGTACTATAATCACACAGACAGGTAAAAAATTAGCCACTCAGAGCGCTAAGAAGCTGTTAAGCGAGGCGGCTCCCACTATTGAAGGGCTGAAAACTGCTGCAAGAGGAGTGTATAAAGAAATTGATAACCTTGGTGCTGTTGTTAATTCTAGCCGCGTTGATAGATTGGGAAATCAACTCGCGTCAATAACCAGAAAAGAGGGGTTTAACAGAAGGATACATCCAAAAGTTAGTGCTGCGCTTGATGAGTTTAACTCTGTTGCAGGAAGAGACCAGACTGTTACACAAATAGACACACTAAGGAAAATAACTAAAGCCGCATCAAACAGCGTAGAGCCTGAAGAAAAGAGATTGGGAACGCTTATGGTCAACAAGATTGATGATTTTTTGGACAACCTAAAGCCTGCTGATTTTAAGAAGGGGAAAGGAAAGGTTGGCGCAAAGTATAGAGATGCAAGGCAGTTATGGAGAAGGGCTAAAAAATCAGAATTAATTGAAGAAGCATTTGAGAAGGCCAGAAATCAAGCGACTGGATTTGAAAACGGATTAAGAACACAGTTTAGGCAGATTTTAAACAATAAAAGGAAATCGGCTGGATTTACTGCGCCAGAATTAGCCGCAATGCGAAAAATTGTAAGAGGCGGATCTGCTGAGAACATGGCTAAAATGATAGGTAGATTTGGATTTAGTGAGGGGCAGGCTTCTAATATGCTTATGGGTTCGCTAGGTGTTGCTGGTGGTGCTGCTGCTGGTGGGCCTGCTGGTGCTGTAGCAGTTCCTTTGATTGGGCAAGTATCCAGAAATTTAGCGCAAAAGTTAACAAGAAATAACGCTAATGCGGCTAATTTAATAGTTAAGGCAGGAAGTAATGGGTCTCGTATCGCAAAAGCATATATTAAAGGCATACCGGCAAGAGACAGAAGCGCGGCAGAATTGACAGAGTTATTACTAAGGCCAGATGTTGCTTTGAATAAAATAAATATAAAATCAGGCGGATTCCCTCCAAAAGTTAAAAAGCTAATAACAGATGCTGTGTTTTTTGCTAATGCAATAAGAAAGCAGCAGGAAGAATCACAGGAAGGGGATCAATAATGGCCTATGCACCTATTGCACTAACCATGCCTCAATATGATAAAGACGTATATGCTAGCTGGTGGCTAAAGGCTTACCAGCAAGGAACCACCACGCCTTTAAGCATGGCCACTGATGCCACAGGCGGGACGTTATTGGTTAAGGCTCAATTAGATACAAGTGGCTACCCTTTGACCGCTGGAGCTGTAAGATTTACGCCTTTTATCGATGGTGATTATGATTTATGGCTATTCCCTACTGAAGTAGAGGCCAATACAAATGACACGACTAATGCGGTGCAATTTGCTGATAATGTAAACGCTGATCCAGAAAGTGGAATTCCGTACGCAACATTAGTTACGTTAACCGGAGCTGAGACATTAACCAATAAGACTCTAACTAGTCCTGTCTTGAATGGCACATTAAGCGGAACAGGTTTTTTAGATGAAGATGATATGGTTTCTGATAGCGCTACTGTTGCCGCATCACAGCAATCTATAAAGGCTTACGTGGATGCACAAGTAGCTGCTGCTGCACCAATATCTGGGGATTGGACTCCTACATTACAAGACTTTTCAGCAAGTGACGCAGAGGGTCAGACATATGGAGTGCAAGAAGGTAAATATACGAAAATTGGGACAACGGTATTTATAAGCGGAAGAATATCCTTAACTTCTTTAGGTGCTCTCACAGGCGGAGACCCAGCCTATATAGCTGGCCTTCCATTCACCAGCGCGGGAAATCTAATAGGCACTATATCACTAGGCAGAGGAAACGCTATGAGTATTACAGCGGGGGAATATGTTTCCGGTCATATTGGCCTTACTGAAACCAGAATAAACCTGAATAAATGGGATGTTACTGGAGGAATAAGTAGTTTAACTATAACCGAGTCAAACGGTGGTGATATGTCTTTCACAGGAACATACCATACGGCCTCATGAATAGTAATGAATAAAACTTCAATATATACGAGGTTAAACAAATGTCTTACGCACCAATAGCACTAACAATTCCACAGTATGATAGCGAGACTCTGTCTAGTTGGTGGTTAAAAGCCTATGAACAGGGCACAGTCACACCTTTAAGTATGGCGACTGATGCGACGGCCGGTACGTTGCTAGCTAAATGCCAGCTTGACTCAGAAGGCTTCCCTATAACAGCAGGGGCCGCTAGATTTATCCCCTTTATCAATGGCGATTATGATCTTTGGTTATTCCCGACTGAGAGCGAAGCAGACTTTGACGACACGACTAATGCAATCCAGTTCGCAGACAATTTAAATGCCGATCCCTCTAAAAATAGTGTAATTCCGATTGGCAATGTAGCTGCTCTAAAGCTATTTGAGGGCGAATTTGATAACCAAAGAGCTAGTTTACAGTCTTATTATGACGGTATTGTTGGGGGCGACCAGGAATTATTCTGGGACGCTGCTAGCACAGAGACCGCTAATGACGTGACTATATTTCAAGTGACGGGAGTTATTACAGGTCGTTGGAAGAGCGTATCTTTGGACTTTAAAACATCTATGCAGGCAGGTGCTAAGGCTGACGGGGTTACTGATGATACAACGTTTATACAAGCTGCATTAAATGCCGTATCGAATGTTAAGTTATCAGTCGGAACAAGTATTATCACTTCAAACCTTGATATGAATTCAAATCAAGTCATTGAAGGGTTTGGTCATAACTCTATCCTGAAATTAGGTGCTAATGTTTCCGTTATTGAGTTTGATAACGTAAGCAATGTAACTATCCATAACTTCCAGATAGACGGTAACAAAACGACCTACACCGGGCTAACTAATGAAGGTATTTATGGAGTAGCTAACGGGAACAGCTCAACAGATATTGAAATATCTAATATGTTGATCAATAACATGGGGGGTGCTGGGATATTAATACTTGCTCAGACATTAGCTCATGATGACGATATAAGAATAATTGATAATGTAGTTAAGAACACCGGCACAATGGGTATCCACTGTCAGGATTACGTAGATAATACGTTAATTGCCAGAAACCATGTAGAAGACTTTGCACTTGATTTAGCCGATCGACCCGGTATTACTACAGGTCGAACAGCGGTTAATCATCGAGTTATTGATAACCGGGTTATTTGTAACCCTGCTGCTTTAGGTGTCAGTACACATTGTATTTCTATGGATAACTGCAATGACTTTGTTTGCGCTAATAACCTTGTTTCGGGTTCAATTGGCTACGGGATAGAAATTGGTGGAGGTCAAGATGGTACGGTTACAGGCAATAAGATAACCTCCTCAACTAGAGCTGGTATAGGCATTGGTAGCTCAAATCAAGACAATCAGAACGTATCTGTTACAGGAAATACAATCACAGATGGAACTGCTCAGGGCATCTGGATGGCAAAAGCCGGTGGAACTCTGGTCTCTGGGATCACCCTTACAGGCAACACAATTAAGAATAATGCTCAATCAGGGATAGAAGTAGGTGATACTTGTGAAGATATTACTATTATCGGTAACAAGATAAGTGAAAGCGGGTTATCTGGTATTTTTGTATACACTAGTGATGATTTGATTATTCATGGTAACAAGATAAAAGATAACAACACTGATTTAAATGTTGCTCATGCTGGTGTTCGTATTGCCAATCTAGTTAGTGAAACTGACATGCTTATAGATGGCAATAGGGTGACTGGAAGTGGAATAACCGACTATAGTATCAATAAGCCTGTTATTAACAATGGTTTGGCAAAAATAGCAGCGGAAACCTTTCCACTAGCTACAACAAACCCTTCTATTGCTAACGGTAGAACATTCAAAACAGCTGATCTAACAGCATTAACAGCATTTACTGGTAGTGTTGGGGATGGGGACTCGTTTAAAATATTAGCTTTACATGCAGCTACATTGGTTAACGGTGGAACATTAAAAACCTCAACAGGAGCAAATAAGGCGATGACAGTGAATGTAGTATACGAGTTTACAAGTATCGGCGGTATTTGGTATGAGACGGCAACAGCATGAAGACATTAATCATTAGACGTATAACCACAGGTGATCAGGGTACCTTTGGTAATCTGGTATTTGAGAACGCTCCTTTTGCCGTAACTTTGGAATTGCCTTGGCTAGATAACAAGCCTATGGTTTCTTGCATTCCATCAGGTGAATATATCTGTAAACGGGTGTCATCTCCTAAGTTTGGAGATACTTTTGAAGTCACGAATGTTCCAGGGCGTACTCATATCTTATTCCATAAGGCAAATAGGCTGAGAGACTTACTGGGATGTATTGGCGTTGCTGAACAATTTGGCAAGCTTGACGGCGAAAGCGGAGTGCTTAACTCAAAACAGGGGTATAATGAATTTAAAGCAATATTATCAAACGATATAGAGTTTAGATTGGTAATTGTTGATGACTGGAAAACTAACCTTTTAGGGGATTGATATGGCGGGTAATCGTAAACCAAAGAAGAAGAAAGTCAGAAAGCCTAGATAATGAACATTATAGACACAATCACAACAGGCGAGATATATTTCTTGATCGCTGCTGGATTGATTGCATTAGGCGCTCTTCCGACTAAATACAGATATGTAGGGATTATTTTATTTGTTGAGTTTCTTGTGATGACGGGTTATCAGACCTTTGTCCTTGAATCTGAACATGATTTATTCCCGACAATTGAGCACAATTCCTGGTTTTATTCCATTAAGTTTTTGCTTCAGTCTGTATTCCTTTTAACCTACTTAGAATTTAAATGCCGGGCATTAAGTGCAATGTCAGCTATTATTATGGGGTATCTATTTTATGTGATGGTATTAGCTCTGTTAGGAATTGAAGCTGAGAATTATGAGTTCATGATGACAGGAATATCCGTTGTACAGCTTATTATTGGGCTGATTGGAGTCATTAGTGGTCATTGGAACAATCCTAATTTTATTCGCCGCTATCTTGATTTTAGCGGTCATAAGAGAGCTTAACGATGGCAGAGACAATAGTGATCGATCAGACGTTTCTAGTAATAATGATGGTGAGCCTGACTAGTACGCTATTTGCCGCTTTGGGTACGTTATTATATTGGCTTGGTAAGATGCTTTTCAGACGATTGGATGACCGAATAGACAGGCTCTATGCTAATGTTAAAGAATGCCGAACGGAGTTAGAGGACAAAATAGGTAATCAGGCGTCATATAACAAGGAGACACGTAAATCAGCCTATGACTGTCATGACAGGATAACGAATGCAGAAAAAGGATTATTAAATAAAATATCTGATCACATAGATAGATTTCATACTAAGAGCTAATGTTTTTTATCCAATAAAATCCACCGGCCTGTTTTTGCTTTACTAAACAGCATTTATTTATGCTCCCCCTGTTAATACCTGTTTCCCTTGCTGCGCTTGCTATTGAATAATGGTAGGCAATTATATTGCAGAAAAAATCCATTTGTATGACATTTGAGCTAGCCTTATTATTATTTCCGTTTCTTCTGTCGTAGTTCCCTTTTGTATTATTCTCTGCCCAAGTAACTATCCTTATATTAGAAAATGAGTATCCGATAGAATCGTCTATTCTATCTATAGACGGAGATAAGTCTTTATTATGGTTTGATTTTTCCCATTCATCAAATAATATATGGAATATATCTTTATTTAAAATCCAAGCCGTTAATTCTTTTAATGTATAACTCGGTAAATTATGATTTCTTCTTTTAGATCTTGCACATTGTTGTGCATACATTCTTTCGATAAATCCTAACTTGGTTTTTCTATACAAGCTTTCTCTTTTGTTTTGACATTTACGGCATTCTGGCCGCAATCCATCTGATTTCAATGAGTCTTTGTTAAAATCAGTATATGGCTTTTCTGTATCACATTTAGTACACTTCTTTATAGTCATTAGCTTACTCTCTTAAGTTTATGATAGGTGATGGGCGTTCGTAGCGCCCTGTAGCCGATTATACTATTAAAGATTGGTGATTGATAGGCACACAACGTAGAGGTGATATATGTTTGGATTAGGGCGATTAACGAAAGGTCTATTTAGTGGTGATGTATCAAAAACAGTCGATTCTGTTGCTAATGGTCTTAATGGGTTGTTTACATCTGATGATGAACGTCTAACCCACAAAGAAGTCATGGGACGACTTAAGCAAGAACCCCAAAAAGCTCAATTAGCTGTGAACGCCATAGAAGCCCAGCACAGGTCTATATTTGTTGCAGGCTGGCGACCCTTTACAGGATGGGTATGCGGGCTAGCACTGGCTTATCAGTACGTCCTACACCCATTAATAGCATGGATAGTTACTATTACAATGGAAACACCGGTTTATCCACCTGAAATCGATCTAGCCGTGATGATGCCGGTATTATTAGGAATGTTGGGATTAGGTGGAATGAGAACAATGGAGAAGAGTAACGGCTCTACGAGGTGATAGTATGAAGTTTGTATTAGGAACAATTGGTATAACGTGTGTGATACTTACTAATTTAATCGGATGTGTATCCACTGTAAAAAAGAAGGTTGCCACCCTTACGCAAAGGTGACTGTTAATAAGGTTAAAGTGAAGTATCGTTGTTATTGGTAAAGCGTCCCTGCGTTAGTGTCCTAGCCACCTCCTTTCGAGTTATCGGCCTTCATCAAGTTCTCTACATTTAATATATCTACACTCAGCCTCAATACTTGCATCAAACTGAGCTTGCATCTCTTCTGTCCTTGTCTCCCACTCATCACCACAGGCGATTAAATCAGACCAGCCTATAAATAATAAGATAAATAGGGCTAGGTAGTATCTAGTCTTCATCTTCAGCGACTTCCGCATAAGATTCACAGGTTTCATGTAGATATTCTTCAGCATAACTGTGTAATGTTATCTGTTTTTGCTCTTCATCAAGCTCATCCCAGTGAATAGGCAAATCCCAATAATCAACATGATCACCATTTGCCCAGCCAGTCGAAACTGTAACTTTTATTTTTTTGGTCATAAATCACCTTATAGGGAGAAACCTCCCGGTTAGTTATTCTCAAGATCCTTGATAAACTTCTTAACAAGATTCCTGTGTTCGTGTTTTACCCATGCCTGTAGATGAATATAACCATCTTCCCGCTTCTTATCCCTGAATTTCTTCTGTCTGATTCGTTCAGGTTCGCCTGTGCGCTCAGTCATCGCTATCTTCTTCAACAATTAAGCCATTATAAGCATTTCTAGCCTCTACATATTCAGAGCTTTGAAAATAAGCTCTTTCTGATGTAGTAAACGGCCCGCCTTTAGATGGGGCTTTCCACAGATATTCCTTAATATTTGTTTCTAGCTCCATCCATGCCTCAACAACTTGATCAGGTTTTTCGGATACAATAGCTGTTTTTATAGCTACAACAGACTCATAGTTGTCTAATGTTGCCTGCATTGTGTTAGTAGCGGCCTCCCAGCAAGCCTTTTTAACTTGCTGCTCTTGTGCTGCAACTAGTTCATCGGCGCTTGCTATCTCTGTCCCTGCAAATCCAAGGAATGCCAGGGCGCGTCCTACTGCTGAGGTTTCGCAGTTTTCTAATGCAGAAGTTTTGTTTATATGTCCGTTGTTTCTATTCTCTTCTGCTGTGCCAGTAGCAACGACTCGACCTGTAGCATCAATGATCTTTGCCCTAACAATCACATACTCTGTATTGCTAACGATCTTTGTTTTTATGGCGTAGTCTTTGAAATCATCAGACTTTCTAAGCTGATCAATCCTTTCGGCTACTGTTATGTACTCTTTTCCGTGTATTTCTATTGGCATACATCACCTATATAGTTAAATAGAGCCGCTTACGATCGGCAAGTCGCCGCTAACTGTGCTTTTACGTCCAACTAATCTTAGCGGAATCCAGACGCGCGATATAACTCTAAATCCCGTTCGTGACCACTTGTCGGGAAAACACAAGCAAATGAGGGAAGTTTCAACCCTTGGTCAACCAATCACCATTGGCTATTCTAATTCGCCTTGTATCTTTTCAAGTAACTCTATCAAATCCTGTAGTAAGTCCTGTTTTTGATCTGATTCAAGAGACTCCGTAGCCGTTTTAACTACGTTTCTGATCATGTTTTCTATATCGTTTCTAGTTAGTAATATCATGTGGTAATCATCTCAAATTATTTAAAGCCCGACTAATCAAAGTTTTCTATTGGGTATCAGTTTTGTTTATCCAGTGAGTCTTAAAGCCCTTAAACCATGCGTACGTGTAGAAGAAACATAAAATAAATATTCCCCACTGTTCAGCCATATAAGCAGAGTAAAACCAGAAGGGTTGGCCTACTAACCCAAATACACTGGAATAGCGTCTAAAACTCTTACGTTCGTCCTGAGATAGCCATATAGCGACTACGCCTGTTAAAGCTATTGCTATTTGATCCATCACTTAAGACCCAATAATTCTAATATTTCATCTAATGAGCTTGTGACTAAATAATGCCCTTTCCAGTTAGCTAATAGCTCTTTTTGGTGTGGTGTGGTGTTTTTCTCTTTGCCGACCTCTTTTAGCTCTATCCAGTAAGTCACGCCCTTGTATCCTATTAGAAAATCATCCATTCCTAGCTCTACAGTCACGCCATTTATAGCTCTTAATGCTTTTACTATCTCAGGTTGATTAGCGTCTACCTTTGATCTGAGCCGGTTAACTCTACTCACTAATCACCCCATTCTCTAAACGTCTAATATTGGTCATCATAATTAAATGCAAAAACACCTCTGATCTTTCCCACTTATTATCCCATAGGTGGCTTTTACTGCCCTCAGTAAACTCTCTATCGCATTCATGGCATAACTCAGCAGTAGCCAGATCATTGCACTTTATACCTCTGCCTTTGCCGTAGTCGTGTTGCCTTGGCCCATTATAATGACAGGAGTAAGCGCCATCAGCACCACAATTAATACAGGAACTACCTTTGCTGGCCTTTGTTATCTTGCTCATACTGTCTTGAACCTCACATAAACCACATTCTTCGTAGCCATAATTTATTTAGTTATATGGTCAAAGTACCATCTCATAATGCTTCGATATAAACATATTACCAAATTGATACGCAACCTCCCCAACTTCAAAAGCCTGTTGAAAATCACTGCCTTTATTCGACACTATTTTGCTTCTAACGAATTCTTTAAAACCTAGCTCTTTACCGTCTCTTCCAGTTGCTTCTTGCTCCCTAAAGCCATTTGGTAATTTGACGTATATTTCAACGTCATTAAAATGCGGAACACCTATAATTTCACATAACTTTTCATGCTCTAAATCAAAATTATCATCTGTAATAATTGCATCACTATATTTCATGTTGTTACCCTTTTGCATAAGTTGTTATACTGTTTAATTCTTCGCCTAGAGGCTTTTTTAATTTCTAATATGTCGTCTAGTCTACTCATAATTTCATGCCCTCAAATTCTCTCATTTGCTCATCGGTCACTTCACAATACCCAAAACAGAACAACGCATATAAATGATTAACACGGTCTGTACGGTCTTCTGTCATTATATCGTGAACTACCCTACTACCTGCCTTGATATAGTATTTAGTCTGCTTGTACGCGCCCTTAGCGTCCTTCTCGTTGTGTTTCTCAATGGTGTAGATCATGCGAACTTAGATATTGCCCATATAATCAAAAACCATAACGCTAAACTAAATACCGCTGCTTTAAATATTGGGGTCATATATCACCTTATAAACTCACTTATCAAACTAGAAAACATATTCATCATGGTTTCATGCTGCCTATGATCGTAAACAAAGATATAGTCACTATCGCAATCCGGTCTATGCAGCCTTACATTCATTTCAAGCGTACATATTTCCATCAGCTCATGACAAATAACCATAAATATTTCGTCTTCTGTCGAGTTTTTGACGCCTATTTCAATAAATTTATCACGGTACGAAAATGATCCGCCTGCATGTGATTTTTCCCATATAACCTTAAATTCGTAGCAGTTGATCTTTATTGATTTAATTCTTTTTATTTTCATTTATCACCTATACTCAGGAGCCGAAAACTTAACATTATTCTCAGCCCCAAAAGCCTCCATTACTGTTATTACATCTATCATCTGTTTAATGGTCATTTTAGACGTTCTAGCGCCCAACATAACCACCCCGGTACCATCCAGGTTAGGTATAGCCGTTTGGCCGTTTAACGCGGCTGTGAAGAGGTCTTTCCAGTGTTCTGGTTTCATCTTCTTGTTATACCATGTGACCTGCTCAGATATTTCTCCAAGCATTGCCCACATCTTATCGTTCTGCTCTAAACTTCGAGTGGGGGGTTTTTGCTTAATCGAGACCTCATAAGGATGAACTGAATAATCAAGCCCTCTGAGATAAGTCCCTATTGGAGTTATCTGAGTCTCTTTATAAATGGTAAACTTTTGCATTAGTATTTATCTTTCACAGCTTCCTTGATCTTGTCATTAATCAAAGATGAGGCTTTCTTAAATTGATTATTCTTGTATTTCTGTAGTCCCGTGGTAGCCGCTTGTAATGCTGCTCTATCACTCGCTCCGGCTTTTAATGCGCCTTTATAAATCTGGTCATAGATATAGTCTTGTTCGTTCATACCTCATCACCTTGATTATCAATGTCTATTCTGGCCTGCTCTTGTATATATGCCTTACAAGCCTTTGATAGACGCATAACAAAATTAACCCCGCCAGTGTCGTGCATAAGGAAAAAAGATAAATCATTGAGCGCAATTTTATCTAAACAAGCTGGTATTACTTCATCACGAAGATAGTCTAAATCAGCGTACAGCTCGTTTTCTCGCTCTTTCCTAGCCTGTATATACTGATCATCAGAAACACGCTCAGGCAGAGGCTCAAGCATTGCAGCGTCATGGTTTGGTCTTATGTAGTTGGTGTCGTAGCTCATGAGTCACTCCCAATAGCCAGTAGTTCAGCTTTACGCTCTTTTAGCTGATTAATCTTAGTTTCAGCAGCGGCTTGAACGACTTGTATTTGTTTGTCTATTACATTTATTTCTGCTTTCTCAGCTTCACCATAAGGTAGCCTTACTAGTTCTACTTCTGCCCATTCAGATATACGGATATATCCGTCGTTATCACCATATTCTTCTTCACTGCCAACCATATTGTAAGTATATGACTCGCCAATTCTTTTAAATTCTGCAATTCTCATTTTACTAACTCCATTAATATTTTAAATTCACCGCCGTTTAACTGGCAGGTATTTTTCATCTTTGACCGCATAATCTCGTTATACTTATCGGCTACCCATATTTCATGGTTTCCATCAGGTGATAATTTAATGATCTGAGCTTCATATACCCCTAGATAGTCAAAAAACTGACTGCCTCCTGAAACGACTTTAACCTTCACTAGATCATCTACTTTCATAATCACCTCTTGAATACAAGTTTAATGATTAGTATAGATAAGTGAAATAGAAAGATTTGATAGTAGATTAACTGAGTTAATAGAAGCTCCCGACAGAGCGCCGGGAGCAATCCCCAGCAATGCTTTAGGGAGGTGATAGACTGACCTGTGCTTTGCTGAGAATTATATTCTAACACAAAAAAAGAACCCACTAGAAGATAGTGGGCTAAATGTAACGTCCTTGTCTCTTGCTTGTGAAATTGGTCAAGGTCGTGGCGAGATTTGAACTGGCTTTTATCTAATCAGCTACTATAGAACTATTGCTATAGTGGTTCTATCATTGCCTACACAACCCATAATAGACTGGTATTACCTGACCAGTCACAGGAGTTTTATCGATTAACCTAGTTTAGAAAGTATCACCTCCGGTTAGTTAGTGTACCTACAGATTAATCTAACTAAATAACGAAGTACAATAGATTGTGATTATGATAGTTATTAATTTGATTTATTAAGCCGAACATTCATCCCTGAATGCCAGCCCCTCTAGCTGAGCTTTGAGGGTGAGTAGTGGGGATAGTTTAACTGCCTACTTGTGTTTTTTCAATTGGAACTATATTTCTATTTGGCCCATCACCGAATATCATAACGCCAGGAACGAACGTAAGCGCCTCTGCGACATTATCGCCTTGCTGGGTTGTCACCTGGATAACACAGCCAACACCGTCAATCTGCATGGCTTTGGTGGACTTCATCCAGCCCTCTTCATCACTTGACGCTTTACTGATTAGCTTAAACATATCGCCATTACCAAATACATTGATGTCTTTTACGTTTTCTGAGGCTTTAGAAACACAGTCATTGTGTAGAGTTTTCATATTATCTCCTATAGATAAATGATGTTTGTGAGGGTTTATTATACTATTCTTTCGTAACCTTCTTCAAATGTATCTGCCGGGCTAAATGAGAAATAACCACCTTTATAAACTACGTAATACATACCAACTTCTGGTACTGGCTTGTTTTCAAGGTTTTCTGATTCTACGTTAATTGGTTGAAAGTCTTCACCAAAGAAGAAATCCAGTGAGCTATTATGATTTAAGACAATTTCTTCAATTTTAAGTGCCCGTACTTCTTTATTACATTTGTAACGTGGTAGTTCTGCTTGTTCTGACATATATCACCTGTAGGTTATTTGAGGCTTTATTATACACCAGAAACAACTAAGCCCCAAATTAATGAGGCTTAGGATTTGAGGCCGCTAGTGCGTTTCCTCTTGTTGGTCTGGGTGACAGGATTTGAACCTGCGACAATGAGCTTCCAAAGCTCCTACTCTACCAAGCTGAGCTACACCCAGATATTCTGGGTTCCGGTCGAGTTAGTTGTTTAGTTTTCATTGACATTCAGACCTGTTGTAGTAAATTAGAGTTATCGACTGGGCTACCAACCCGGTTGAACAGTAAATGCAAGTTACGTATCCAACCGCCACAATGGCAGCCGATATAAGTATGATATCTCACACTGTTCGACCAATCAAGTAGCCTGAATTTTAATTAATTAGGAGATACTACTGTGATTGAGCTTATAAATGGGGATTGTATTCCTAGAGAGCTGGTTAAGTAATGCTGACCAGAGCTCGAGCTAATAACTAGCAAGGAAGAAAAAGGGTGGGGTGACTATAAAATAAATAGACAGGCTGTGAGGTAAATATATGTGTAATAAAATAGGCTACAAGGATAAGTCAGAAGCAAAGAAGGAGATATTATTTATTAAAAGAGCTAATAGAAAGAGTGAGACACAACAGTATAAGAAGCTAAGGCCTTATAAATGTCCTTATTGTGAGTATTGGCATTTAACCAGCAAGAGACAAAATAAGTGGAATAAGAAAAGGTAAATACTATGAAAGTAACAGAAGAGCAGTATATTTTATTAAGTAACGTAGTAAGGATTGATAATTTACTATCAACATTCAACCCTATATTCAGGGATGCGCTAACAGAGGAAGAGAGCGACTTATTAGCGAATGCTTATAATTTAGTTTATGAAGTTAAAATGAAACTCAATGCTAAATACGATATTGAAGGACAATAGATTCAGTTAATGCACCTAAGATTATTTTGATTAGATATTTACATCATGATAGCTAGAATAAGGGTGAACTAATAGGAGAATAGATATGCACATAACCGACCTATCGTTGGACGATATGACAGTTGAAGAACTAAAAGATATTAAAGTAGAGAATCTGATTGATTTGGATAATATAAAAATTCAGATAGATTTTGCAGAAGATTCACCGGAAACACTGGATAAAACATGGTTATTTAATGCAAAGATAGCTATGAAGAAGGTAGGAAGGAATGACCAGCTTATCGCTAATGCGCTTTCTAGAAGGACAAAAGAGGAGGCAAAGATAAGAAAGGACACGTTTGAAGGACTATTTGTGAGAGCAGCTAGTTTTATGTTAGATCGTGATGTTTTCGTAGAAATTAAAGATAAAGCCAATAGGTTTATGGAGGATCAGTAATGCTTGATTTAAACAAACCAGTACAAATAAGAGACGGAAGAAAGGCAAGGATTATCTGCACTGATAGAGCTGGCAATTATTCAATAGTGGCATTAGTAGGTGATATTGAGGACATTGAAATATTTACAGAGAAAGGACAGATAAGAGTCGGGCGAGACAATCAACCAGGAGACCTAATCAACGTACCTGAGAAGCATGTAAGGTATTTGAACGTATATTCTATAGGTGGAAAATTAGGCCCATTTGAATCATTTAGAACAGCTTCAGAGGCAGAAAAAATGCGTGGTTCTAATTGCATAGCCTGCAAGAGAGTCGAGTTTAAAGAAGGACAATTTGACGAATATAACTTGTCGAATAGGTGATTTATGGTAAACACGATACACCACAGTATTAGACAATCAACGAAAGGAAAGATTAAGCCTAATAATATGTCTAAGGCTCCAGCAATGGACGAAGAAACTAGAGATGGCCTGTCAAATATAGCCCTTAGTATTTTTACTGATTCGGTTAATTCTGGACAGTATTTTCAGGATGCTATTTTAGCGGTCTATTTAAGCGGTTTAGAAAATGGCGTATCTGCTTTAAATGACAAAGGGTCAATTTGACGAATAGGTGATATATGAGTGAAGACTTAAAGCAGTTTATAGCGTGGCATGAATCCGTTATTGCTCAATACCCGCTAGAAATACAGATTGAGCTAAGATATGCGAGAACTAAATTTGTTTCTAACTGGGATAAATACAAATGACAGCAGAAATACTAGAACTAGACAAAGACCAGCTTAAATTCGTATTGAAGAATCACGAGTGCTTTAGTAAGAATGAGGTCAAGATAGCGGCTAAACTGCTTGCACAGGGTAAATACAAAAGAAAGCTGGCTGGTTATAACGGTTGTTCCTGTATGTATCATAGCGCATTAGAAAGAGCAGCTAGAGAGTACGACTATGGCTTGCAAGCAGCAGGATCAAGGGTGTTAGGAGGGTTATTTAACTAATGGATAACACAGAAAAGCTACTAAGAGCATTAATAGTATTATTAGCAATAACATTAACAGGCTGTAATCCTGTGCAAAAAAACAACAGAGTTGTGTGTGATAGCGGGTTTAAAACGCCGTGGTCTAAATACGCTCATATTGATATGAACACTGGTTTGATAGAGTGGAATAACGGCGTTTCTTATAAAAGGATGATGGCTAACGGCGAGATATGCCACAGAGAGAAAAAGCAGGTACAAGAAGATAAGTAATGTGTTATTATACCCTTGTCTATTGGATGATTTGGCCCTGATAGTAGACGTAACTTAAAACTGAACTTAAGACCCTGTTTAGAGTAGTGCGAGAGTTTGTTTAGTCTCTCGGTCAAAGCACTACTTTAAGCGGGGTTTTTTATTGGAGAATCAATAATGAATAAACACTTCAAAAAAGCAATGCGCTTATCAAAGGCAATGCCATCAAGAAAACTCAAGAAACGCACAGCCAGGACTATCCTTAAGCACATTTTAAGGGGCCTTAAATGAGTGAGCGTAAGTCATTTATTATCCACAAAGATAGTCTTGAGATACTGGATAAACTAACCAAAGAGCAAGCTGGCGAACTATTCAAAGCAATAAAAGCATACCAATTTAATGAAGACGTAGATGTATCAGATTTAATAGATTTGGTGTTTACTCCATTCAAAAAACAGTTCGAGCGAGACAGCGAAAAATACGAAAAACTCTGTGAAAAGAACAGGTTAATAGCTGTTAAAAGGCATTCTACCAAATCTACCACTGGTACATCTGGTAGCCAGTCGTTACCAGTCGTTACCAAATCTACCGATAATAAGAATGATAGTAAGAGTAAGAGTAAGAGTAAGAGATTTACAAAGCCAACCATTGGAGAACTAAAAGCGTATATCAGTGAAAAGCAATATATTGTTGATGGAGAGATATTCTACAACCACTACGAATCAAATGGATGGATGGTCGGTAAGAATAAAATGAAAAGCTGGAAGGCTTCCTGTAGAACTTGGCATTTGAAGAACAAACCACAAGAAGCAACTATTAAGCCGATAAGGAAAGAGCTATGAATTATGAAAATACAGTGATTGGCGCATTGATGCAAAAACCAGAATTAATAAACGAGGTTGATTTAAGTGCTGATGATTTTGAGATAGTAAGCTGTAAGTTAGTCTATCAATCCATACTGGATATGGTTGCATCAAATGATGTTATCGATTTATTCACGGTTTCAGATAAGTTAGGCAAGAATCATAAAAATGTGCAGTGGGTATCATTTATTGGTCAGGCAATGAAAGACTGTCCATCAACATCAAACGTCAATGCGTATGCAAAATCTATCAAAAATGCCTCAATGATTAGAGCTGCTAAGTCTGTGTGTGTTGATTTGTTAAACAATATTGATGATTCTGAGAATAGCGAGTCAGACATAGACCAATCAGTGAAGTTATTAATGGAGCTATCATCTGTCAGACAAAACCACGAACATTCAATGTCTCAGACAATCACAAAGTCTCTAGAAATGATAGAGGCCGCAGCAGAGAATACCGGCACAGTCGGCATTCCTACCGGCATAGAAAGGCTTGATGAGGTGTTAGGCGGTTTTCATGATTCAGACCTGTATGTGATAGGTGCAAGGCCAGCAATGGGGAAAACAGCCTTTTTACTAAATTTATGTAATGCGCATCAGGATCAATGCGGGATTATCAGTGCTGAACAACCCGCCGAGCAAATGGGAATAAGACTAATTGCTATTAACGGGAGAGTGAGCGCACAAAAGATGAGAACCGGCACTATGGAAGAGTTTGATTATACAAAACTCACAAGCTCGGTTTCTCAGTTACACAGAAATAATAATATTTGGATCAATGACAAATCAGGCATAAGCATTTTAGATGTTATCAGGCAGGCCAGAAAGTGGAAGCACCAATACAATATCAAGGCTTTGTATATTGATTATATACAGCGGGTTAAGTGGACTAATCAACGCATAGCCAAGTGGGAGCAGGTTGGTAATGTGGTTCAATCACTAAAAGAACTCGCGAGAGATTTAGACATTCCAGTTATTGCCTTGGCCCAGGTTAATCGGGATGTAGAGAAAAGAACCGACAAGCGGCCTTCAATGGGTGATTTAGCGAATAGCTCAGAGATAGAAAAAGAGGCCGATATTGTCATGACATTGTACAGAGATGAGGTGTACGACGAAGATACAGACCAGAAAGGCATTATGGAGATAAACGTGTGTAAGAACCGCCACGGCCCTACAGGACACGTTAAAACGGCATGGATCGAGCAGTATATGCGGGTTGAAGACTTACAAAGACAATACAGAAGCTAATGATTAACTCACCTAATCACAGCCATAAATACAATTGATTTTTAAAGGTATAGTTAGTGGTGTATATTTAAATCATATTAATTTCAAAGCCCATAGGGTTTTACCTTACGGCTGTCTGGCAGGTCGTTGACAAACATGTAATCGATGCTCCTATGAGCTTATGAAGTATTAGCTGTAATTACATGATTGCCAGAACTAATTTAAGAGGTGATAAATGAGAACACTAGCAGACCAAGCCATGAAGCCACACGACTATATGATAAAGCACTGGCATAAAGACGTCCCTTTACATGTGTGTATGAGCGCCTTAGAACGCGCTGAGGAGGCGACTATTGAAAACTTAGGCTTAGGTGAAGATATTTGTTTTAAAGCTGGTGACATGATTATGATGGCTATTGAAGAATTGAAAGAATACAAACAAAGGACGCACTGATGAAAGTATCAAATGAGCCAATAAATAAAGAGGATTTTAATAAGTGGCTTGAGATATTTAAAAAGACAAGCGGTAGATTTACAAGTGATCCTATAATTTATGATGATGTTGTAAGGGTGAGTTACACATTTATAGATTTTGAAGATTATCAAAGATTAAATGAGTCATTTGAAAGAGCTACTACTGAAATAGTCGAGGTAAATTCAGGTTTTTTGAAGAAGATTGCAAGAAAGATAGGTGGTATTTTAAAGATTAACGGGTAGTGGCGGAATAGCCGCAGTTAAAATTGCTGAAACTGTCAGGGCGGCAGCATAAGAGGAACTCCCTGACTTACCCGACCATATTATGGTGTGAAACTGGCAGTCAGGCGAAGTACAAGCTGTGGGCTCGAAGCGGCCAGTGGATCGCCACCATGTTTGCAGAGTTGAAGGTTACTGACTATAGGATCAGCGTAAATATTCCCTCAGCTCTGCATACTTAATTAGGAGAGAGAAGTGAAAGACGTTGAATGCCCTTATTGTGGCGAATGGCAAGAGATAAATCATGATGATGGCTACGGATATGATGAAAGCTTAATTCACGAGCAACAATGCCGTGATTGTGAAAATAGCTTTGCCTTCACAACTTATATTTCATTTTCTTATGATGCCAAAAAAGCAGACTGTATGAATGGCGAGCCGCATAATTTTAAGCCGACTTGCACAGCGCCAAAATACTATACGAAAATGCGGTGTTCTGGCTGTGGTGAAGAAAGAAAAATGCTGGAGCATGAATGGCTTGATTTTATGAAGCCTATGGAAGTTATAAGCGGATATTACTATTAAGGTTAGCCAACACACAGATTAATTAGGAGAGAGAAGTGACAACAGATGAAGAAATTATCAAACTAAAAAATAATTGGATGAATGATCCTTGCTGGGATATTGAAGAAACAGAAGGGTTTGAAGATCATAGGGACGAACTTTACAGGTTCAGACTAAAAAAAGAAAATGAATGGGAAAACAAGCGGAACGAAGAACTGCATAGGAAAGCGGCTAAATATGGTTGTGATGAGAATCTTAAGTTAGCAGGCTATATCCAGTTCTTAGAAAACAGGATAAACAAGCTTGAGAGTGATTTACATCTAGTTATGTATCCATGCGATTAGCCAACACACAGAGGAATAACTAATGGAGTATTCAGAGCAAGATTATATACAAGAGGCAAAGGAAGGTGATGGGTTTGGTCATCGACGTAGTTATAAATATCGCGTCATGTCTAAAGATAAAATGTTTATAACACATCATACAAATAGCCTTGCAGACGCGAAAAATTGGTTTAATAAATGCCGTGAACATTGGATGCAAATGGATGAAATTAGTAAAGAGGAAAGCAAGTGACTGATATAACAGATGAAGATTTAAACGGCATCCTTAGAGGCTTCCCTATTACACAGGCAGAAGCCGAAACAATTGCATATGAACTTCTTAGAGATAAGGAACGTATATCTGATTTAGAAAACACAGCCCTACATAACGCAGATGATTTAAGAGCTAAGGACAAGCGCATAGCAGAGCTAGAGAAGCAGGTAGATGATTACCAAAACATTACTGTATTAGACCGAGCTACAAAGCTATGTAATGCGATGGGTAAAGACATAAACGACTATGACAGTGATCATGGCTTTGATGGGTGTATTGATCGAATTGTTGATGACATTGTGAGTGTTTTAAATGAAAAAGAATTGTGACAACTGCAAGCATCTTGAATATGTAGAGGCTGAATACTGGGACGATAACGGGTTCACCTGCCATAAAAGAAATAACGGCTCATTAAGTCAGGGAAAAGAGAGCGAGCTACTTTTTAAATTAGATAATGAGAAGTACAGGCATGTCAGTAAAGTTTGTTTTGAAGGTGAAGAACCACTCCCTTCACCACCAAAGGACTAGATATGAACTACACACCACAACAATTCAATGAAATGGCAGATATGGAGTGAGGGATGAGCACATCAACATTAGTTTTATTTAACGACAGAGAGCGCAAGCCAGATGTAGAATTTGCCAATGTAAAACAAGGTTTGGTTGCCCTGCACTTGTCACCTATTGGTAGTTTTTTAAGAGTAAATAAACCAGTTGAATTACAGGCTAGTATTTTCAAAAAAACATCTAACGGGGTTGAGATAATGGGCGTTGAAAGTGAACCTGAATTGTCCCTAGCACTGCTCAGAGGTGTTGACGGATTTGAGTCTTTAAGGTTATCTGATCACGTAACAATGGACAGATGCGGTGTATATAAACAAGTGCAGAAATTTCTTAAAGAAATAGATTCAGCGATCAGAACGAAGCTAGATACAGGTAATTAAACACTACAGAAATAGATGTCAAGCATTATTTTTAGAGCGGTACGACAAGCTATCAGAGCCTAAAACACTGCTATTATAGCGTTTAAGCGAAGTTAACGAAAGTCGATATGTTATAATAACACATGAAACCAAAAAGGAATGATCATGCAAGTTACAGAATGGTGGTTAATACCTAGAGACATAAACGGTGATTCGATAGACATAATATTTTGTAAGTCGAAGAAAGAAACTGAAACTGAGAAGCTGGACAGGGTAAATGATTTTGAAGGTGCAGTTGAATGGACGGTAGAGAAATGCGTAAGACAATATGCGTCTGATGGTGAGTTGTTAGATGAGAAATTAACTGAGGTGTAGAAATGAGCACATTTGAAAACGTAACTAATAAAGCATTCAAGCAGCAAGCAAAGGAATACTTTGACATGACACTAAACAGAACCGCTGTCACGCATGACCAAGCGATCAATGGAAACAAAGCATTACAGTTGCTCTACATCGGCTCAACAAATGATTGGTCAGATAAAGAAATACATGAAGCAATAATAACACTTGAGCTTGCTACTAAACGAGAAATGGAAGTCGGTATCGCTAACGCATGCAAGATTAACTAGAAGAAACAGCACTAAGTTAATAGCTAAAGGTAGGTTCAAGGAGAATGTAAGAATGCACAGAAACCCTGGCTGGTATCTTCACAACCCACAAATGAAGTATCTATTTGATTTAGAGCTAAGAATGTTAAGGAAGGATAATGATTAAAGAACAGCAGAAAGAGTTTAATTTAAAGTGCGCTGAGTTTATGGGTATTGCTGACGAAATTGAGTTTTTCCAAGACGATTCAGGGGATTATTTTCTACATGAGAAATATTTATACGACCCATACAGCGACGCAAACTTAAGGAATAAGGTTATAGAGAAGATGATTCTGCAAGGGTATGAGTTCACCTATTATCAAGATGATGGTCAAGTGTTTTTAAATGTAATTGATTCAAGCAACAATTTAATTATTGATGTACACGAAGGCAGCATTCAAGCTAATGAAAATACCTGTATAGATGCTGTACTGGGAGTAAACAATGAGTGATACAGAGCTGAACTTTGAAGACCTTTTAGAAAGGTACTGGGGCATTGCTTATAACGAAGGCAAGACAGGTATATTAAATGGTACTGAAGCTGGCGAAGTTTTACATGAGCTTAGAAAGTTCAACACCCGCACCAATGCAAAGGAAGAGCCAAAAGATCGTGAGATAGCTAAGTTTGTTAATGACCTGACAGAGACAGCTAGGATATTCGGACAGACTCAGCAATTAAGAGACAGGTTTAGCCGAAAGGTTAATCGATTTATTGACATACATAAAATAGTAAACGTAGGCACGCCCGGCCATATTGACTGGGGCAATAATCGTTTAAAGGAAGAGCTGATAGAGAAGAATAATGCCCTCGAAGAATGCTTAAGTATTTTAAAGGAGAATAATTGGCGCGGCGATTTGCAAGAAGAAATAACAGAGCTATTAAGGAGCTAGATATATGAATCCCGTATATATCATCCCTATATTTTTCACAATAGTTATTTCAGCTATTGTCATAAGTATTCATTTATATGTTAAGAGAAAAATCAAACAGCATAAAAAGGAGCTAGATATATGAATATTGAATGGTGTGAAGGCTGCTCTCCTGATAATTGCAGTGGTGGCTGCAAACTGGATGAAGACTTACCAGAGCAATCTATTGTAGATGGGAGAGTAAGCACAATGAAAGACGAAGTTTGGATTACTGGATTTAAAGCTGCTCCTGATGATGTTAGTTATTATTGTGTTACTGAATTTATAGAACCTTATGACGAGGAAGAAGAAATTGCTAGTAAATACACCAGCGAAGCCAAGCACAAAGAAGACTTATTAGCGCTTGAAGGTACTTTGAAGTGTAAACATCTGATTGAGGTGATAAAACTTGGAAAAGAGATAGAGCAAGTTAATAAAGATCATAATTTAAAATATATTGATCTTCAAAACAGATACCTTGAGCTATTCAATGATATGAGTAAAAAAGTAGAGCAAGCCAGAGAGGAAACACGGCAGCAGTGTGCTGATGCTTATCAAGACACACTTAATTGTTATGAAGCACCTAACTATGAGCAATGCCACTCAGCTATTTTAAATGCAGGCTGGGGCACAAATATAATATATTGTGGCTTTTGCGGTGAATCAATATTGGATAACCAATGCAAGGTTACTTTTTTAGAAAGAGGCAGGGCTATAAATGCACATAGAAGCTGTAGAGATTCGCTAAAAAAACAGATATTCGATACCAGCAACGAAGAGTTGATAGAAAAACTAAACACTCTCAGGGCTGATGAAACAGACGATTTTGAAGGCGTGGCAAACGCTTACAATCAAGCTATTGACGATATAATAAAAACTATACGAAACTCAGGATTAGATAAAGGTGGCTTATGAATATTTGTAGCTTTACCAATGCGAAATTAATTGATTTAAAAAAATCATTACGTCATGAAAATGGAGTGCTTTATGCGATTAGCATTAACCCAAAGGTTAGTACGTGGGATATGTCTGAGAATGCTTGGTTATGTAAAATAATTGAATCTCTTGAGCAGAATGAATTAATTTCCCCAGTAAAAGAACAATATCCGTGGCATAAATGGGAAATTACTGACAAAGGGAGACAGGCTATTTTAAACGCGGGTAACTCAGGTAAAGGTGAAGGGGTATGAATAAATTAACATTACCTGGTCAGATCAAGGAAGGCGATAAGTTAAAAATAACCTATAAAAACGAGAAGATAAATTATATCGCAGAAGAAATACTTAACCCCGGTACAGACAGAGAAGAAATTATTTTGGATGTTGATAGCAACCTGTATTTCATAACGTCTATGGCGCTTGATGGCACTTCATGGGCCAAGAATGTACAGATATTAGACACATAAACAGAAGGTAATAACATGAGTGAAGAAATAGAAGATTCATTAGAGAAGCTTTATTGGAGTTTTGATTCTGACAGATCAAAAAAAACCAGAGCTGAAAGAGATATTTTCAAGGCAAAGGTTAGGTTTATTATTAATCAAACCCTTGAAACTCAAAAAGAAAAGCTGAAAGGAATAGCTTATACATTCCTACAAGAAGACATTAATTACGATCAAATGACCGAGCTACTTTCGTCAATGAATGAAGGTTACGAAGGTTTTTAATCACTACTTAGCCAAGGGGGATATATGAAAGAAATAAAGCAAATGAAGATAGAAATATCGGGTGAAGAAGCAAGCAAGATTGTAGAAGATTATGCCCGTAGTTTGATGATTAAACAGGGCTATAAACTCGACTATTCAAGAAATGTAGACGAAACGCCTTGGCCTGATCATATGTATCGTGGTGAGAAAATTGAGCAACCTTAAAGAGTGAACTATGAAAGCAATAGATTTGGTTAAAAATTATATTATTGAAACTAAAGAAGATTTTACAGTAAATAGTGTTAAAATAGAGACAGAACAGAGCTTTAGATCAGTCCATATAGCAAAGACAGAATTATTAGATAGTAGAAAAATATACCATGTTGGTTATCAATACAGTGATAAGTCATTTGGTGTATCAAGAGTCTATAATACAAGGCATAGACCGCTAGAATGTATCCCTTTAGGCGTCCCAAGCTCCCTGGCAGCGCAAATAGTTTCTTATTTGTTATGGATAGATGGAGATTTTACTATTCAAGATGTAGCAGGTATTTTAAATACAAGCGAGAGAAAGGTGTATTATGCTAAAAAACTGCTGATTGATTACGGCATTAATGTGTATGTAGTTAAAAAATTAAGATGTGGCCACGCTATATTCAATGTCATGAGCAAGACATACAGAGAATACGAGGGAACGACAGTGATGGAAGAGGTTGAGAAAAAGCCAAAGATAAAGAAGGAAAGTAAAAAGATAAGGCCAGTATTTCACCCTGTAGACCCATTAGCAGGGTTTGCAATGCCAAGATAAAGCCTCAATTAAGAGGCTATTTAATACCAAGATCAATTTCAAGCGGCCCTATACAATACTCAACACCGTTAGGGAAATTTGATATATCTTCAGCTTTAATGAAATTAACAGTAGAAGGCTGTCTAAAATACACCTCTAGACCTTCTGAGAGCGCCTTAACAGCGAGTTTTTTATCTTTTGTCACCATTATATCACCTAATGTTTACAAAGCTTACAGGCCAGCCACACAATACCGAATGCAGCTAGCACAGCAATGCCGATTATCAACCAAAACCAATTATTCATTAGAACGCCTGTCTAGCTAAGAAAGCAATGTTTTCGATTTCATCTAGCTTTTTCAGCTCTTCCTCTTCCGTATTGGTTAAATCTTCCCAGCTTGGCTCTTTATCATCCATAGAATCAAACATATGATCTTTAGCCAGGAATAAGGCCGCTTTAACATGTGGATTTATTGATACAAATTTAATATCCCCGGCTTGTTCCATAACCCAGCCAACTATCTCATCATTAACTGTTATTTTAAGTGGAATCATGTCTATCTCCTCGTTTGTATAATTAAAGTCTAGTTAAGGAAACACAGAAAGCCAATTCAAGTTTTTTATGAAAGGTCATAAAATCAGTGTATCGGCTTTACTATTAGTAAAAAACTATTAAGATATAGTTATTAATAGGATATACCTATGATAGATGAAGCTATAAGGCTAGCTGTACCCGCAATTACATTGGGCTATAAGGTGTCTAATGATAATTACGGGAAGCTATTGTTTGAAAATAGTGAATATTCTATCTATTATCGAGATAGCACATGGTATGTAATTGGTTTAGATGGCTCATGCTGTGAATACAGCGACCTAATGAGAGCGCTGCAATCATGCGCAATTGATGCAGGTAGCTAAGAATGTTATAATTTAACTAACTTAATCTATAAGCGGCTACATACTTAACCTTAAAGAAAGGCGAATAAAATGGCTCTATCTTCAAGAAGATCAGATTTCGATTTAAATAAAACGGTATGGACAGGGACTAGTGCTGACAGGTTGGCTTTGGTTGTTGCAGATTTGGAGAAAGGGGCGCAGTTTGATCAGGACGATGGAAATTCTTATAAATTATATGGCTCTAGCTGGTATCAAATCGAGACAACAGGCCTACAGATGGTTGCTGACCAATCTATAGGGGCCATAAGAAACCCATTAAGCACAACAGAATCATATCTACCTGTAAGAGAAGAATGTAATTTAACTATATGTGACGGCACAGGAGCGGTTACTATAGGAGGCGGAGTAGCTAACGACACTCACCTTATGAGTATTACTATTCCGCATGGGGTGGCGGCAATTACTGCGACTATAGCAGGATTCGAAGACTCAGCAGGAAACGCCACTAATATAGTAATAACCGGGAATGCCACAGCCACTGACCCATCAGATAGGACTGTCGATTTTAAGGGCGCAATAAATAGCAAGGGAGCGCTTACAGTAACTGACTCTGTAGGTGATAAAGTCATTGTTCTTTGGAAGGCAGTATAATGAGCACTGTATCAGATTACTATACAGATAGGGCAGATGTATCTCCTCTTGCATCTGGAGATGCTGACATACTTCAGGATATAACATTTTCAGGCTACAGCACAGGTGCTGAGTTCACTACAGCTAATACAGACTGGGTTATAAATGGGGCGAATGTTACATGGGACACCACGGGCGGAACTAAGGTCGGCTCAGGGTCTTCTCTAACCACTACATTAGCCTCTATTGAGACTGATCTACTGGCTGCTAATGAGGGGAGCATATATTTTGAAGTAGAGCGATCTGGGATTACTGTTGATGAAGGTGATATCGCTGGAAACTTTTTACAATCTACGGGCAGGGTCGGGGCTACAACTGTTGACTTTTTACTAAACACTAGTAGTGGTGCAACAGACTTTATAAAGTTATCCAGACAGCCGGGGACTACTGCTTCTGGTCAGATGAGATTAACAATAAAAGCTAATAACGGGACTACTCAGAATATTGATTTCTATGTCAATTCCCAAAGAGAATTTGATGTTACAGATGATGAACACACCTATGCAAAAATTATAGCTACATTCAAATCTAAGACTGTCACTGTGATTGTGGACGGATTGCCTGTTATAACGGCAACGCTTGATAATGAGTTTACTACGAGCGCATTCAGTAGGATTACAGTGGGGAATCAGGCTCTACTCTCACCCGGGCATTTTGGGGACTACTTTATACGTAGAATTCAGATAACAAAGAGGCAATCATTTTTAGTGGCTAATCCAATGAGAGTATGCTTTGGCCCTGGCGATTCGTTTCTAGCTTCATTTACGGATGGTGTAGATATAAATTCATTAGCAGATGTGCAAAAGTTATCAGATGGCTCAGGTCGTGCTGGCTATAAGTCAGGCTTATATTCATTCCTAAGGCGTATGGCAGTAGATCATAACTTCGTATTAACAAATGTGACAGGCTTCCACGACACCACCGCTAGCATGAATGGGTCTACTGAAAATGGGGCTGGGTTTAGCTCATCAGGAGCCGTTCCTTTCACGTCAGAGCTTACAAATTACATTATAGGTAGAAATCCAGAAGTCATTATTACTGCTGGCTCTTGGAATGATGTCAATGATGCGAGTCCAGCGCCAGACATCTACGGCGATACAAAAGCGATATTAGACACCATTATTGATGGGTGTAGAAACTTACGACAAATACATTTCTTTGCACAGTTTGCAGGTTTTAAAGGTTTATCAACAAAAAACAATGATGCCCATAGAGCTGAAGCCGAAAGATTAAGAAGTGAGCAAAGAGCATTAAATGGCTATACTAGAAGCAATGCAGCGGGCGAGACGGTTAAAGTGTTTTTCCATGAGACGTATGAATTATGGGGCGGGGATGACTATAGCCCAGAGCTTTCAATAGGTTCAGCTACAGGAAACACAGTCACACCAAACGCCGATCAACATCCATCCAGTTTAGGCAGTATAAAGATGGGTGAAATTATCTACAACGCTACAGAGCCATATATCACTACTGTGCCAAAGATTAATAATTAGCGCTATTTAGCAGAGATATATCAGCGAACAACCGAGGGGAATCGCAATGACACATCTACCATCTACAAACTGGGAAAAACTTGACTGGGAATATAGGGGCTGGAAAGTCTCATATGCTGGCGAAGGATTTCACTCTTTAAATGGATACAAGGTAAAAAAATATTTAGCCTTAAAGGACAAGCGATATATAGACTGCGAGATAGATATAGATCTAATTGATATGTACGTTAATTCGCATATTGAAGAAAACGCTATAGAAGATTTTGTAAATCAAGAGCTTAATTCGTATATAGAGGCAGCTGATAGGATGCTGGTGTATCCTTTATGAAAGACAAGCCACTAACAGAGAAACAAGAAGCCGCATGTCAGGCCTATATTGAATGTGGCGGCAATCAGTCTGAGGCTTATAGACGTGCCTACAATGCTGAAAACATGTCTCCTGAATCAGTGTGGCAAGAAGCATGCCGATTATTCGCAATCCCTCATGTGTCCTCAAGGGTGCTAAAACTGCAAGAAGATCATAGAGAGCGTCACAATGTAACGGTAGATACGCTAACTGAAGAGCTTGAAGAGGCTAGAGAAATAGCAAAGGATACACAGCAGCCAGCAGCTATGACAAGTGCCACAATGGGCAAGGCAAAGATACATGGATTAGCAGTTGAGAAGAAAGAAGTATCAGGGCCAAACGGAGGCCCAATAGAAACATCATTTAACTTCATTCCTGTAAGCAACAAGAAATGAATCAAGTCAATATCGAGTATGTAGAGAATTTAAATCCTATATTCACAACTCCAAAGCGTATAAAAATAATAGTAGGTGGGCGAGGCTCCACTAAATCCACAGGCATAGCTGATTACGTTGCTGCCAATCTATCTATCGGTAAGTTATGGTGTTGTGCAAGGGAGCATCAGAACTCTATTGAGGAATCAGTACACAGAACTATTCTTGATGAAATATCACGATTAGAGATGCCTGGATTCACAGAGACTAAGACAAGCATAGACCACACATCTGGAGGCAGGGCATTTTATCGAGGTCTATCAAGAAACATCACATCACTTAAGAGTACGTTATCTGGTATTGATGGGCTATGGATAGAAGAAGGCGAGGATTTATCCGATAACACACTAAGGGTCTTAACAGCATCTGTACGACTAAACGCTACTGATACACAAAAGAAGATAGCAGGTGAAGATGTCAAGATGCCTGAGATTATCATAACCATGAATAGAGGTGCTAAGAATGGTGCTGTAGCGACTAAATGGCTTGCCAGGGCAGAGAAAGAGCTAGATAGATGCGGGTACTATGAAGATGATTTAATTATGGTAGTTGAGATGAATTATACGGATATGCCTGAAGACTGGTTTAAGCTTTCAGGGTTGGAAGAGGAAAGACTAGACGATTTAGAGAAACTATCTAGGGCGCAGTATGATCATAAGTGGTTAGGCAAGTATTTGGATACAGTTGATGACGCTATTATATTGCCAGAATGGTTTGATGCTTGTGTAGATGCTCATAAGATTGATAGGTTAAAGCGAGTATTCGAGCCTCAAGGGGCCGTTATAGCTGCTCATGATCCGTCTGATACAGGCAATGATAACAAGGGTTTAGCAATTAGACATGGATCGATCATAAAGGCTGTAAAGGAAAAGAGTACAGGCGAGATAGACGAGGGGTGCGATTGGGCCACAGGTCAGGCTATTCAATATGGTGCTGACTGGTTTGTGTGGGATGGTGACGGAATGGGCGCAGGGCTAAAGAGACAGGTATCTAATGCGTTTATAGGAACTAATGTTAAGTACCATATGTTTAGGGGGTCACTATCAGGTAAGGGCCAGGATAATGCCAAGAAGATATATAAGCCCCAATACGGTGATGAAGACACAAAACCTAAAACCTACGCTGAGACATTCAAGAACAACCGGGCGCAGTTTTATACTGATTTAGCTGATCGTTGCTATAATACCTATCGATGCGTTGTTAAGGGTGAATACGTAGACCCTGATGAGATGATAAGCTTTGATTCAGATGGAATAGACAGCGTGTCAGGCCTTAGGTCTGAGATGTGTAAAATCCCACAAAAAGACAACCCAAACGGACTCATTCAGATAATGAACAAGAAAGAAATGAAGGCCTTGGACATAGATTCGCCAAATCAAGCCGATAGCGTTATGATGGTGTTATTTAAGCCAAAGGCTAAGGCCGTTATGGAACCCATAAACTATCCAAGCGTAGGAGTGGTCTAATGCCACAAATGACAGAAGAGACCTTATTGCACGAGCTAGACCAGATGACGCATGATGCGACTGGTAATAACTCGACATTCACAAGAGAAAACGCTGATTTACTAGATAGGTATGAGGGCAACCTTTACGGGGATGAGTTGCCGGAAAGATCACATGTTATATCAAATGATGTGATGGACTTAGTTGAAGCTGATATGCCGTCACTTGCTAGAGTATTTCTGGGCCCAGGAGAGATACTTAAATTCAAGCCTAATAAGAAAAGCAATGAAGATGATGTCAATGAAGCAGAGAGCAAGACAAAGTATATAAACTGGCAAGTCAGAGAACAGCCCTGGAGCTTCCCCGTTCTGCATGGATTTATTAAGAATGCGCTAATGCAGAAGACATCAGTAGTTAAATACTTTGTTGAAGAAACAACAGAGGTTGAAGAGCATAAGAAAACCGGGTTAAGTGATGAGGAATTAGCTGTATTCGAGGAAAGCCTTAAGGGTGAGGACGTTAAAAACATTGAGATAGTCAGGGAGGAAGAGGGAGATGACGAAGAAAACACGGTAGTCATTAAGGTAGAGAAGACCAGAAAAGAGACAAAGATGAAAGGCGTTACATTGGAAACCTTTCGCATGACCAAGAATGCAGAAGATAAAGACACTGCACAGATGGTTGGCGATGTTTCAATTATGACCAGGGGTGATTTGAAAGCATTAGGATTCAAGAAGGTTGAAATATCAAAAATACCCAAAGTAGGCGAAACAGGGGACGGAACCAGCAACGGGACAGGCAGTGATACGACAAGCGGCACACGATTGCCACAGATACGTGATGAGGACGAAGGCGGGCCAGAGTCAAACGTAGTTATAGATTTATGGGCCAGCGAAGAGGTAGAGATTGAAGACCTTTATCCGCTTATCGATTATGACGGAGACGGAATAGCTGAGAGACGCCACATAATGCGCGGCGGATCTGTTGTATTGGTTAATGAGGTATTTAATCATGTCCCCTATGCGGTAATGAGTTCTATTCTGATGCCGCACAAGGCAATAGGTAAATCAAGAGCTGAGATAGCAGCACCTACCGCACGTATCAAGACGGCTATTTTGCGCGGTGTGAATGACAATATTTATGCAGTTAATAACCCAGGTCATGTAATCAATGAGAATGTTAACATGGATGATCTTCTCATCTCTAGGCCTAACAGGATTGTAAGGACTACTCATGATGGCCCGGTAGGGAATGATGTTGTGCCTATTGTAACGCCATACATCGGTGATAGGGCAATGCAGGTTATCCAATACTACGATCAAGCAAGGGCTCAAACTACAGGCTCTCTCATGGCCTCTCAAGGGCTTGAAGCTGATGACTTGAATCAAGAGACAGCTACACGATTTAACGGCATTCAGGACGCTTCTGGGGCTAAAGTCGAGCTAGTTGCAAGAGTGATGGCAGAGACAGGCTTTAGGCAGCTATTTGAGGGCTTTGCTTGGCTTGCGTCTAATTTCCAGAATACCGAGACAGAGATAGAGGTATTAGGCGAGGAATTAGCGGTTAACCCTACTGATTGGAAGTTTAAGCATTATGTAGTGAGTAAAGTTGGACTTGGAGCTGGTGATGATGAGCAGATATTAGCAACACTGACAGCCTTATGGGGACTACATCAGCAGCTACAGGCTAATAATTCCCCTATGACTGACGAAGTTAAGCGGTACAACGTGCTTAAGGGTATGGTTACAGCATCAGGACTGCCTGAAATATCCGAGTTCTTCAATGATCCAGAGCGACCAGAAGAGTTAACCACAGCTCAAAACGAGATATTAACTAACATAGTTCAGCAGCTTCAAGAGCAAGTACAGGCATTGCAAAACCCATTAGCCGAGGCTGAGACCATAAAAGCTCAGGCCAAGCTTGTAGAGGCCCAGGGTAAGCAGAATATAGATGTTGCCAAGCTTGCAGAGGAGCAGAGACAATTCAACATTGAAACAACTCAAAAGCAGGATCAATTCATGAAGGATCTAGCGCTGAAATTAACTGAAATTGAATCTAAATTCAGCACAGATTCAAATGACAATTTCAAAGAAAACGAGGTGACAGTTAGTGAATAACGAAGAAAGAGAAGAGAAGCTAAAGCAGGAGTCTGCATTTGCTCAAATGGGTAAGCAGGTGATCAATAATGAGGCTTATAAGCAGGCAATCACGATAAGGAAGGCTCAGATATTCGAGATATTCTGTAAAACCAAGCACGAGCAGGCAGACGTTAGGGAAGAGGCATGGCGTACAATGCAGAATATGAACGCACTGGAAAGTTATTTCGAGCAATTGTTAAATACAGGTAAATTAGCTGATATTGATCTGGAATCAATCAAGAAAAATAACTTATAGCTAGTTAATTCTGGTTATTTTTTGCGTATATCGATAGGATTATTAAATAATATACACGATATTGGTAAATTAAATAAATTAGTTGTAAACTATTAAACAATAAGATTTGATAGATAAACTTTATAGGGTAAAACACATGTCAGATAATCCATTAATGGAAACTGCAAACAAGTTTTATGAAGACACAGCCGAAGTGGAGCCAGTAAAGCCAACCAAAGAAGCTGCTGTTACTGAAGAGGAAGTTCAAGATCCTCCACAGGATGCGGAAACACTTGAAGCCCCGGAAGAGTCGAAAGATGAAACCGAAGAGTTAGAAGGCAATGACGATGACGAGGAGTCTCATTACGTCGAAATAGACGGTAAAGAGATAGACCTGGAAGACGTTAGAAAGTGGCGTGATGGTCACATGATGCAATCTGACTACACGAAGAAGACCACTAACTTAGCTGAAGAGCGTAAAACCTTTGAGACTGAGCGTGACACAACTCGTGAAAATCTACTTAAGTCACAGGCTGAAATCTCTGAAATGTCAGATTTATTGACAGTTTTAGTTCAGGAAGATGAGGCGATTGATTGGGTAGAGCTGAAGGAAGATGATCCCGATAGGTATATCGAACTTAAAGAGCTGGCAGATAAGCGCAAAGAAGCATTAGCGAAAGTTAAAGCGGAACGCGAAGTACCGGCTAACGATCCAGCGGTTATTGCTGAAGAACAAAAGAAACTGTTTTCAGCTAACCCAGATTGGTTCGATGACAAAGGCCAGCCTACAGAGGCATACAATAATGACACTTCGTTAGTGACTGAGTATGCAACTAGAGCCGGTTTTAGTCAGGAAGAGTTCGGACAAATGTCTTACTCGCATCACATGATAACTCTATTGAAGGCAGCTAAGTATGACCAGTTGCAAGAAAAGGGCCGAGAGATTAAGAGTAAGCGCGAAAAAATACCTGTTGTGACAAAGCCTAAAGCACCAAAACCAGAGGCTCAGTCAAAATCTGCCGCGGATATATTTTACGGCGATAAGACTGGCTAAATTATGGAACGTAACAGGAGCTAATTATGGCTACACTATCTAGTACAGTGCTAACTATGGCAGATTGGGCGAAGAGTATCGATCCCGATGGCAAAGTAGCAAAGACGGTTGAGCTTTTATCTCAATCAAACCGCATTCTTGATGACATGTTATTCAAAGAAGGCAACCTACCAACAGGTGAGCAGACAAGTATTCGTACTGGTTTACCTACCTCGTATTACCGTTTAATTAACCAGGGTGTTCCAAAGTCTAAGTCTACTAAGGCTCAGATTGTTGAGAATGCAGCAATTCTTACAGCGCGTTCTGAGATTGATAAGGATGAGGCAGAGCTTAACGGCAATGTTAATCAATATCGTATGGATGAAGCAGCAGCTTTTGTTGAGTCTATGTCTCAAGCACAGGCACAGACGCTTATCTACGGCTCAGCAGCTAATCCAGAAGAATACGTGGGGTTTGCTAATCGCTACAATGACCTTTCAGCTACCAATGCCCAGAACATTATCAGTGCAGGTGGTTCGGGTGCTGACAATACGTCTATTTGGCTGGTTAACTGGGGCGAAAACAAAGTATTTGGTGTTTTCCCTAAAGGCTCAGAGGCCGGCTTAAGCCATGAAGACCTAGGTTTAGGTGATGCATTTGACGCAAGCGATAACCGTTTCAGGGCGTATATGGATGAATGGAAGTGGAAGAACGGCCTAGTTGTTAAAGA